TCTTCTATTGATGCATCAACATCTGGCAGATTTTTTAAATCTTGTGCTTTTGCAATCAAATCATTAATTTCACTACCTTGTTTTGTTTCAAGGTATTCATAGTATGCCTCTAAAAAAGTAATGAAAAGAGGATACTCTTCCCGAATGAATTCGGGAACCTGACGGTTAATCAGTAAAGAGACTTTATTATCAGACATTAAATTGAAACTAATTCAGTTGATATTGAAGATGTGTCATTCTCATCAAGTGTGATGATTGTATTTTTTGTTGGTTTAACAATGCCTTTTTCTGATTCAATCGTTAGTCTAATTAAACCATCAGAAGGAATAACAGAAATGACTCTAATATCATTTATTGTAATTGATCCTGTATTGTAATTAATTGTTCCAATTTGCTCATTGATTGTTTGTTTTTCAGCATTATCATCATAGTAAATTGTTCTTAGATAACCAAATCTACCATCCAAAACTGCAACGGCAGACGAACCATATCCGTTACCACCACTAATCGAAACAATCGCTCTTGTATAATTAATTCCTCGATTTGTTATTTCAATACTTTGTATTTTTCCATTTACAACTACTGCTGTTGCAGCTGCACCAGTACCATCACCAGTAATTGTGACTGTTGGTGCTTCTGTGTATCCACTACCTGCATTGGTAACTTGAATTTCAGATATTCCTGTAAATGATTCTGGAACTTCTTCAAGTAAAACAGTTCTTAAAACGCCTTCATTATCATAAACTTTAAATTCTGAAGAAGTCAATTTATTTGTTGTTGTTCCACGATGCAACTGAGCATTAAAATTAATTGTATAAGTTGTTGAAGCACCTAAAGTTGGTTCAAATCTCTTTTGCAATCTCAATACAGTTTCAGAACCTTTTATTGAGTTTAAATCAACATTATCAATACTGTCTTGTAGTTTAGACAAAACGAAAGTTGCATCAAATTTATTTAAATTGGTATTGTTGTAAAGAATTATGGCATTTCGTATTGCCAGTTTTAAAGATTCTGCTGATAGTGAAGTTTTAGTTTTGTCATATTCAACATAATTTTCCAAAACCAAATACAGATATTCTGGATCTCTAATTTCTGCACCAACGGCAACAATTGCTTTTGGTGAAACAATATCATCAATGATTCTTTGTTTCTCTGTTTCTGAGATATAGTAATTATCTTTTGGTTTTAATGAAATATAAACTTTACCATATGTTGGTGGATCTTCATCTTCACCACCCCAAACTGATAATGAATCAATACTAGGATAATTTTTCTTCAAATAAGATTCATAGTCTTTGAGAGTTACTAATCTATTTTGTGTTGAAAATTGTGCCGAAGAAGCAAATTTAATATCATCAACAGATTCTCTTATAGCACCACCAGCCGCAGCTGATACAGGTGTCACAATAAAGTTTGTCAATGATTCTGATAGAGAATCAACAACGGAAGAAACTGTTACAAAGTTATTTGCTTTATTTGCTAATGTTCCATTTGTAACAAGATAACTAACTGTAACTACCGCACCATCAGGTAAAGATTTGCCTACGGCATCATTACCAAAATAAATTTGATATTGTCCACCTTTAGATTCTTGTAGGTAATATACTTCAGAATCTATTCCAACATCTAAAATATCAGTAACTTTACTATATGTTGTTGTTTCTGTGGTTGTCGTTGATGGTGATACAACTACTTTAAGTGTAGTGGTATCGATGTTTGAATCTTGTAAAGTGAAGATTTGTTTTGGGTTAGTTGAATTATTTTGAATGTAACTATATGTGGCAAATTGACCTTCATATATGTCCAAGTTTTCAAAATAATAAGAACTATTTGCTTTTGTTGCAGTAGCTTCATTCAACACAACAAAGTTGTAAGATTTACTGTCAATTTGATTTGATAAGAAATTAAATCCAACTGGAAGAGTTAATGTGCCAGAAGTGCTTGTTGCAGAATTTGCTGTAAGATTGATTCTAGCGATTGGTGCTCTTGTTGAGTGTGGAGTGTAACCCAAAGTTTTTGCATGTGAGACAACAGAATCACGCAACAAAGCGGTATCTAAAAATGACTCATTTGCCACCATATTCAAATAGTAAGCATTGTAGTGGGTGTTATATGCCAACAAATCCAATAGAACAGAAAGACCAGAACCTTCAAAGTCATAGTCGGTAAATTGTGATTGTTGATTTAAAAAAGTTTTTAAATTTGACTTGATTGTATCGAAATCAAGTTCGGTAATTCTTAAACGGTCTGCCATATTATCTAATCCGTTCTAGGAAAAAATTGATTGTTATTGGACTTGTTGAATTGATAATAAAAAATTCAAGTTGCATTTTATATCCATTGTTGTCAGGGTCTGCTACTGCAACAACTTTGCTTATTTTAGCTCTCGGTTCAAAATTGTTTACAGTTTCAGTAACAGCTCTTTCTAGTTGAGCAGCTACAATTGAATCAATATTCTCAAACAAAAGTCTGCGAATACTACTACCAATTTCTGGCCTAAACGGTCTTTCGTAGTGATTTGTTAAAACAAGATTCTTTACAGAATTAATGATAGCATACTCATTTTTGTAAGTATTGATATCTTTAGTAATTGGATGAATGTCAAAATTCAAATCCAAATCTCTAAAAGTTCTTGTGCTTTCTATGTTTACTTGAGCCATGTTCTATTTATTCAACTTATTGTGAAGAATTTGGAGTTCCTGTATTGCCGCCCTGAGGATCAGGATGTGAATGACCATTATAAATTGCCCTATCGGAAGACATACTTCTTGTGGCATCACTAATTTCTTGCGAAGAGTGTATATTACCATACACATTCAAATCACCATTTAGATTGAATGTTGGTGCAGTAGCGTTTACTGTGCCACCAACTGTCACATCTACTTGTCCACCAATCGTACCGGTAACATTACCATCAACTTTTAATTGTGTATCACCCTTAACATATACTTCTGCATTTCCTTGAACCGTGATATTACATTTACCCATAATGTAAACATTGTCATCTTTCATCACGATAGAATAGTTATCTTTAGTGATTTTTTCTACTCTGGTTCCATCAGGAAACCATTCTATAAAACTACCATTTCTATGAGCAATTTGAATTCGTTCTTTTTTGTAAGTATCATCAAACTCTAGTAAATGACCAGATTCAGTTTCCATAACATTGTTGTATGGATACTTTGTATCATATTTTGTTTCTGGCTCACTCCAACTTGAAGTTACTGTTGGGACAGAATTTACCTTATTTGCTTTTCTTTCGTTGATAAAAGTTTTTGTAATAGTTTCACTATCATTTCTTGCAATTCTCGATGTTGATGGTTCATCAAGTAATCTTGGATAAGATTCTGCTTGAGTTTTTTCTTCTATTGATATACCAGAACCATCAGTATTGTAAGTTTTGTTTTTTGGAGTTCTTGGTGCAGATTGTAGTTCACTATCTGTTCTTGGATCATTAAACGCATTTTGTCTATTCGCTTCTTTTAATGCTATGCCAGGAAAAGTACCAAGTATAATTGGTTCTTGTGCGTTCTCACCATCGGCAAAAAATCCAAACACCATATCACCTTCTTTTGCTGGATATGTGTTTGTGTTGTTTAATGGATTAAGTGGTGTTGCCCAAGGCAGTTTTTCTGTCGGTAACTGCATCTTATTATCAGAGTGCCAGTTAACACAGCGAACACGACAACGACCCAATTTTATTGGGTCTTTTCTATCTTCAATAACACCAACCCACCAAATAAATCCTGCTTTACCAGCAAAATCAATAGATTCTGATTCATCTCTCATATTAATAATCCATTATCTCTTCTACTTGCGAATAACTACTTGCTGGTATAAATTCATTGTCGGATGAACTTGAAGCAACTTCAATTATTGTTTCGTGTTTTTCAAACCCAATAACTTGTCTAGAAGCAACAATCACATATTTTCCACTAACACTTTTATCTTGTTCATCTTCACCTTTTTGTCTTTGACCAAATGTTGGTGCATTAACATTCACATTAAATCCTGAAGTTAATTGAAAGTTTCCAGGCATTACAATTTTTAATCTTTTTGCCATTAAATTTTTAATAATTGCTTTTCTTTGAAATAAGAAGTCTTCAATATTTTCTTCTTTTGAAAGAGAAGTTGGGTCATATTTTTTAATATATTCACTATACTTTCTACTTGCAGAAAAAAAGGCAAAAGATTTTCTTGACCCAAAAGTTTCTAAATTGCTTTGGCCATCTCTGTTTAAGATTGGCGTAAAATTTGGTGTTTCATTGCCATGTGACATTGAACTATAATGGTCACCGTATGATATTCTTTTTGAAGCAATCGTTCTTGTTAATGGATCAAATCCAGTAAATGTACCAGCATTTACACCAGACCTTGTATTGTCAATTAAATTTGCAGTAGTCAATACTTCAAAACTTCTTGCTGCACTTATTTCATCCAATGGATTACTTTTTTGTGAATTCTTTGTTTCAAAATTAATGTCAAGAATTTCTTTCTCACTTAATAGTTTTGAAAGTGAGGCAAAATTATAGCCGGTTATGTTTTGAAAGAACATAAAATTTGGCGAACGATTCACATCAACAGCTCTTTTTGAACACCATTCAATCGCATCTAATGGACTTAAATTTGGTATAACAATATCTTTTACACCAGATGAAGCAGAATAAATCCCACCCAAATTATTATCAGAAACTTTTAGGTAGTCTTGTAAAATCTTTCTTACAATGTCTGAATACTTCAATTCGTATGATTGATTAATTTTATATTGGTCTGAATAAAATAACTCATCCGACACAAAATGTAAAAGGTACATTTCACTGCCTGGTTTATCAGTTGTTCTTCCAGACTGTTTGTATATCCTATACGCTTTCTTAAACGAAGCAATGTCAGACCCAGCAAACTTTGATATGTCTATCAGTATTGATTCTGAACCATCAAACAATAATTTACCAGACAAACCAACAGAATCTCTGATTAGAATATTGCCGCTCATTACCGAAACAAGCATAGAATCAAAAATATTAATCTCTTCATACATAGAAGAGATATCAATTTTGCCAGCCTTAGTTACAACCACCAACTCATTTATTTTAAATTGAGTTGATTTCTGTGCTTTTATTTCCATTATATTTTAATTACTCTCTTAAATTCTTTTTCAACTTCTGGAACAAATTCTTTTTTGAGTAGTTTTATTGTTCTTTTTGCTTCATTCGTTTCTTGTTCGTATTCGTAGTAAGTCTTTTTTTCTTTTGAAGTTGTTTGTGTAATCACATCACCATTTTGCAAAGTATATGAAACAGTAGTTGCTGCAACATTGGCATATGTATTTGCATCTACTTGAACTCTTTCTTCAATCTCTGTTCCATTTTCTGCCGTTCTTTTAACAATTTTATAATATGAATGGACATTGTTATTGCTCATTGCCCAAGCAAGTCCAGTTTGAACAGTTGTATTTGCAGCTCCATTTGCCGTATATTTTGTATCAACATAACTAATAAATGTTTGATATGGCATTGGCCAATCAAATTGTGGATTAACAATATCATTAAACAACAATACAATCCAATGTCTTTCTGAATTGTCATAATACTTGTGGGCAATAATTTCTGGTGTATCAGATTCTTGTATTTGATACTGATAGAAGGCAGCAGCATTTTCTTTTAGTGTGCTTTCAAAACCAAATCTAGCAATGATGTTTGTTACAGAATCAAGACCAGTAGTTGTATTACTACTTGAGTAAAATGTCTTTGGGAAATAATTAAAATATTTTGCCATGTTAGTTTCTTGCTAGAGAAGGTTTAGCAACACCATCAGATTCTTTAAAGTCTTCTTTTGTGAGATATGTAACTTCTTTGAATTGTAATGTCAACTGAATAGCAACTGGCATACCAGTTCTACCTAAAGATGGGAAATTTTCATTTGGTACTTCATATGCAGAAAATCCTTGTGGTGCATAGTTAACATCTATCGAAGTCAATACACATGTTGCAATTTGTGGAATATTTGGATTCTCTTTACCTGCATAATAAAATTTGATATCAAACTCTGATGGTGGAATTAAAAATCCAACACCAAATGTATCAGAAAATTCTGGTGCTTGATGAAACTTTAATCGTTCAATAATTCTTTGAGTTTCTAATGCTTCTCTTTCATCTCTTGGATAAAACATGAAATCAAATTGAAATGTTCTGAATGATGGGGATTGATAGATTAATTCCAACATTGGATTGGTAACAACACCAGTTGCACCATAAACTGCTAATGCACCAGTTTGACCAAGTTTTTGCGCTTGTCTATCTGCAAATATTTTTGCACCTTTAATGAAAGCAGATTTCCAATCAGTATTACCTTCATTAAAAGATGATAGTAAATCTGCCCCAGCTTGAACAAGTTGACCAGCAATTTCAGTACCTGGAGTTAAATCACTATACGATTGTTGTGAAGAATAAACTAAAGTGTCTGGCATATACAATGCAATGGCATCAGAAGTCAACTCAGTTTTTTTCAATGCATCAAATCTTCTACTTCCACCAGTAATCTTCTTTATTGAAGTATCAATAATTTTTTGTGTTGATGCTGAATCACCAGACAAATGAACATTTTTATCACCAAAAAGATTGTTTATTCCACTTTCAATACCAGTAACAGCTTCACTCAAGCCTTTAGATAAAGTAGATGTTAAACCACCTAGAACACCATTCGTTGCTTGATTTAGTTGCGATAAACCACTATTAATTCTAGAATTGATTTCACCAGCAAATGCTACTCCTGGTTTTCCATTCATAACAGACATGACTGATTCTGCTGTATATTTGCCTGTTTGTTGTATTGCAGAATCTTGTAAAACATCGTCTGTTTTATAAGCACTATCTTTCTGCTGGCGGATATAAATTACCATGTAGTGACCTTTATCCGCATTACCAAGGTCTAAAGGATACCTATAAGTATTAGTCTTAAATTCATCACCAACGAGAGCACCCAAAGGACTATTTCTTTGGGGTGTGCCTTTGTTAAAAGTAATGTCTGAAAAGCCGAAAAGAGCCATATAAATTCCAAATGTTGGTTAACTAAGTATTATTTATGTCATATAAAGGGTGGTTTACCCCAAAAAATCCAAACAAATACAAAGGCGACAGTAAAAATGTTGTCTATCGCTCATCGTGGGAACTAAGAGTGATGAAATGGTTAGATGAAAATCCATCGGTTATCTGGTGGGCATCTGAAGAACTAATCATCAAATACAGGTCACCAATCGACCAAAAAATACACAGATATTTTCCAGATTTTATTGTTAGATTAAAACAAAAAACCGGTACAGAATCTACTGTGGTTATTGAGATAAAACCCCACAAACAAACTATCAAACCTGTGCAAAAAAGAAAGACCAAACGATTTTTGCAAGAGGCGGCAACTTATGCAATCAACCAAGAAAAGTGGCGGGCTGCAGATTTATTTTGCAAAGAACACGGGTGGCAATTCAAAGTGTTAACTGAAAAAGACATAGGCATTTGAGATAAATACACCATGGCGACAAAAAAACTAATAGATAGAATACAAGCATCTTTGGCAAAAGAAGGATTACAGCCAAGGACTGCTGCAGCTCGAACTTGGTTGAGAAGTAAAGTTAAAGATTTAACTCCTTCAAAAACTACATTTATGCGAGACCAAGAAAGACTACGAAACAAGTCTATGATTGGTAGAATGTATTTCTATTTCTATGACCCAAAAACAAAAGATAGATTGCCATATTACGATAGATTCCCTTTAGTCATACCAATCGAAAGATATACTGATGGTTTTTTGGGATTAAATCTACATTATATTCACCCAAAACAAAGATTGATTCTATTAGATAAGTTGAGTGACACTTTAACTAATGACAAATACGATGAAACATCAAGATTAAGATTGAGTTATCCGTATTTAACATCTGCTTCAAAAATATTTGAAGCAACACCTTGTATTAAGAGATATTTATTCTCTCATATAGAATCACGATTTTTAGAAATCACCGCAGACGAGTGGGATATTGCCGCAATGTTACCAATGGAAAGTTTTGTCGGTGCAAAAACAAGCAGAGTTTACTCTGATTCACGGAAGAAATTCTAATGTCATTCTCACCAAATTTATTTTTAGCAAACATTAGGTCAAAAGATGGTCCAGCAAAAACTTCTAGGTTTGAAGTTATACTGCCTATCCCACCATACATCAACAGTTTTATTGGTAACTCAATTTTAGAAAAGATTCTAAATTTACCAAATTCTGTTTTTTCAGATATAGGTGATGCAGTCAATTCTGCATTAGGAAGAAATGAAGGTGACCAAGGGTATTCAAAAACATCAAATGCTTCGTTGTCAAGAAATTTGGCGTTGCAATGCGAGACTGCTGAATTACCAGGAAAAACATTGATAACGCAAGATGTTAAAATTTATGGACCAACATTTAAAGTTCCATATCAAACACAATACAATGAAACATCATTAACATTTTTATGTACCAATGAATTCTATGAAAGAAAATTGTTTGACCGTTGGTTAGAAGCAATACATCCATCCGACACAAACAATTTAAGATTCCCAAAAGGTGCGGAATCAAGATATATGACAAACATTAAAATTATTCAATATGATGATTTCATTAAACAGATTTATGCAGTAGAATTGATTGATGCATTTCCTATTGGTGTGGCATCACAAGCGTTGAGTTGGTCCGATGATGCATTTCATAGACTGTCTATTCAATTTGCATATCAAAAATATAGAGTAATTTATGATGGTAATTATGACCTTGGTGCAGCTGCATCTGCTTTGTTCGGTGCAGGAATTTCAAGAATATTACCATTAGGAAAAGCATTTTAATTATTAACAAGCGAGGATATTATGTTACCAAAGTTAGATGTACCAATTTATGAAGTGAAACTTATTTCAAATGATAAAGTTGTTCGATTCAGACCATTTTTGGTGAAAGAACAGAAATTGTTATTGATGGGTTCACAGTCAGAGGATTCGGAAGAAAATATTAAGATTGTAAAACAAGTTTTAAAGAATTGTGTTATTGATGAAATAGACATTGATTCATTGGCAACTTTTGATTTAGAATATTTGTTTTTGAATCTTAGAGCAAGGTCTGTAAATGAAGTTGTTGAGTTGAAATACAAATGCAACAACATAGTAAAACAAGAAGACGGCAAAGAAGAGCCCTGCAATTCATTAGAAACATTTGGAATTAAATTGTTGGATATTAAACCAACAACAAACGACAAACATAACAAGAAAATAGAATTGACAGAAAAAATGGGTATTGTTATGAAATATCCAACATTTGAAATTGTATCTTCTTTACCAAATAAGAGTGAAGATGAAGTGTTGATGATTCTACTATTGAATTGTATCGATTACATTTATGATGCAGAAAATATTTACAAAATTAAAGATGTTTCGCAAGAAGAGGTAATGGAGTTTATCGACAATCTACAACAAAAAGATTTAGAGAAAATTCAAACATTCTTTGAAACTTCACCAAAATTGAGACACACTCTAAACTTCAATTGTAAAAAGTGTGGATATAAAGAAGATATTAATGTAGAGGGTCTACAAAATTTTTTCATATAACTCTTTCTCACGAAAATTTAGGTAACTATTATCATACAAACTTTGCACTTATGCAACACCACAAATATAGTTTGACTGAATTGGAAAATATGTTACCGTGGGAAAGAGAAATCTATGTGGGATTATTAAGTAGGTACTTAGAAGAAGAAAATGAAAAATTGAAACAACAAAAATTAGCTAAGAGATAAAAAAATGGCATCAAGACTAGCAGAAATTTATAGAAGTGAAAAAAAGACAGGTGGTGGACTAGGTTCTGCTGTTAGTAAAAGACTAGCAGAAAAACTCGACCCACGAAAAATGTTAGACCAATCTGGTCTACTTGTCTCTATGTATAGAAGTGAAAAAAAGACAGGTGGTGGACTAGGTTCTGCTGTTAGTAAAAGACTAGCAGAAAAACTCGACCCACGAAAGATGTTAGACCAATCTGGTCTACTTGTCTCTATGTTTCCTTCTTTAAAGGCATATAATCCTACCAAAAGAGCTGAAGCTGCTACTGCTGCCGGAAAACAAGCAGGGATCGATAAGAGAGAAGAAATGCAAACCGATGTGTTGCGAGAAATTTTACAAGCAACAACTTTGGTGTCTAGAAATTCAAGTATAACTGCCAAAAATAGTTTGGTTCTACCTGCAATGGCAAGAGATATGAATCTCATGCGACAAAATATTGCCAAACTTGTTAAACTGCAAGGTGGTGTTGCAACAAATAAAGCAGACATGTTTTTCAAAAGAGCAGGTGAAAGAGAAAGCTTGTATGAAAGTTCTCTAGCGAAAATGTTCAAAAAAGATAAAGCAGCAGGTGCAGCTTCAAAAGCAAGTGCATCTACTGGAGGTGGCGGTGGATTAATGTCTGAGTTGGGTTTAGATCCAAATCAAATGATAGCTTCTATGGCAAGTGGTCCAATGATGAGTTCTATCGCTTCTATGGTAAGTTCTCTGTTAATGAATCCAATTGTGTTGGGTGTATTAGGTGGCGCATTACTGATTTACTTAGCTAAACGATTTGCGGAAGAAGATTTAAAGAAACCTGAAAACAAAGATGTTCCTTTAAATCAACTAAGAAGAGGTGAAGTAAAATCTCTAAAAGAAGGTGGTGAGAAGAATAGGCAAAAAGCTCTTGGTAAATTAGGTGGTGAAGGTACCGCTAATGATATTGTTAAGAGATTGATTGAAGATAAACTTACGGGTGCAGCCGCTGAAAGTTTTGTTAAAGAGATTGCAAGAGAATCTAATTTGCAACAAGTGTTGGAAACTTGTGATCCAAAATTAAAAGAAGAATATTTGAAAATGGTTGCTTCATTGCAACCACCAACACCACAACAACCTGCGCCTTCTGCGCCCCCACCACCACTACCAGCAACTGGTGCAGGTGGTGGTAGAGGTTTTATTAATCCAGATTTATCAACACCATCACCATCAGCAGTTCCAGCAAATGCAGTTATGTCTGGTGCAGGAGTTCCATTAACATCAGGTTCTGGTGGTTATGTTACTTCAGGACAAACTCCTTCGCCAGTAGAATCAACAACAGGTACACAAGCCGGAACTATGGGTGCTTATAAGGCAAGAAGACAAGCGACTATATCTTCATCTGGTGCGGCCGGTGGTGGTAGAGGTTTTACAAGTCCAACGCCAGCATCTGTTGGAAATGTTCCAGGAATACCAATTGATTATGCATCTTATGCTGAAGAGATTGGTAAAAAAGAAAGTGGTGGAAAATACGATACTGTTAATAGTATTGGTTATGTTGGAAAATATCAATTTGGTGCTATGGCACTTGAAGATATGGGTCTTGTTAAACAAGGTGTTGGAAGAAAAGGACAAAAGGCATTAGATAATCCAGATAACTGGACTATTCCAGGTGGCAAATCAGCGTTCTTACAAAATGCACAGTTACAAGAAGATACGATGAAAAAATACACCATGCAAAACTTTTTAAGTTTGTCAAGATTGGGTGTTATAAAGAAAGATACTTCACCACAACAAGTTGCTGGTTATTTGGCAGCTTCTCACTTATTAGGTCCAGGTGGTGCACTAGCACTATCACAAGGAAAAGCAGGTTCCGATGCATACGGTACTTCTTCTGCAACATACTTTAAAGTTGGTGCAGCTACACAAGCACCAGGAAGTATGCCTGGAAGTGCTACAACAGTTGCTTCTTCGTCAGCACCAACACCAACATCAAGTTCTCCTTCTACTGGTGTTCAAGTTGCATCTGCATCAACAGCTGTTGCTGACGGAAGAAGGGAGTCTATGGCACAACCAACAGGCGGAACAGCAGTTGTTGGTTCACAACCACCAAGACAAACATTAGCTTCTTCCCAAAGAAAACCTGGTTCTGCATACGATACAGATTTAATAAGCACACTCATCGGAAGACAATCCGCAACGGCATAAAAAACCCCGCACAAGGCGGGGTTCTAAACTAAGTGCGAGAAAGGAGCGTTTAGTTTATTCTTTTTCAGCCAAAGACTTAAAGTAATCTAAATCTTCGTCTTCACTTTCAGCAATCTTTTTATCGATTACTGATACATCTTCATCATCAAATTTCTTAAAGACTGCATCTTCTGCTTTAGTCTTTACGGAAGAACCACCATCAAAACCCAAAACTTTATCAAGTTTCGCCTTCAATACTTCATATGATTTGAAGTTGGATGGGTCGATGAATTCTTTGAGAGAATATTCTTTCTTCCAAAGTTCTTCAAGTTTCTCATCATCACCATCAAGTAATGCAGACTTATCAGCAAATTCTGATTTGTCATAGTTACGATAGCCTTCAACATTACGAATCTTCAACTTGAAGTTAGCACCTTCCCACATATCAAACGGATTGATAGGTGTTTCATCAGCGAATTCTGGATTCATCGCCTCTGTAATCTTATCAAAGATTTTCTTACCAAACTTAAACAGTTTGATTTGACCTTCATTTTGAGGATTACTTGGGTCTGAAATTACATAGATGTTAGCAATGTAATGCAAACGGCGTTTTTGTTTGCGAGCAATTTCTTTGTTTGCTTCGATGCCAGAATTCCATAATGTAGTGTTATACTCTGATACTGGATCTTTTTGACCAAGAGTTGTCAGAGAGTTTTCAATATACCAACCGCCTGGACCTTGAAATCCGTGGTCGAATCTACGAACCCAAGGTAGTGCATCATCACCATCTACCGCAGGTGCGGGAAGAAAGCGAATAACTGCCATGCCATTGCCTGCTTTATCAACAGTAGGTTGCCAGAGTCTGGTATCGTCTTTTGAACCGGCCTCAGAAGAGGTGGTTGCTGTGGTAGCTTCAATCGCCTTTGTGAGTTTCTCCAAAGAACTATGATTGCGCTTAAGGTTTGCAAATGAACTCATATTTTATTTCCTTTCGTATATACGATGTATGATTGTTGTATAGTATTTTGTCCACAATATCATTATATCATAATATTTAGTCACTATGCAAGCAGAACTTTCAATTTCTCAATAGTTTCACCTGCATCTTTGTGAAGTATGCCGATCCCACCTGCCTTGTTAAAGGCACTTATTACATCTTCGGTATCATCAATTAAAATGATATCAGGCTTTGCATACTGAGCCTTGTGTCGCCTTCCAGGCACCACATTTGGTTTATAAGCAATATTATTCTTTTTCAACCAAATTCGTTTCTGTTCCGCAACTTCTTCGTGGAACTTTTCGCCACCAGATGAAGTCAACATTTCAACATCAACATCATAACTGCGGATAAATTTTAACAATTCAAGTCCACCAGGAAACCATTCTAGTTCCTCAAACTGTTTATTCATAATAAAGTTAGGCCAGTTTTCAGTCCATAGTTTCTTGTCTCTTAGTTTCAGAGCTTCTTCTCCAAACAATCCTTTGAATCGTTTTTCAAAGTCACAAACTACACCGTCCATGTCCAAATAAATTTTACTGATTTTCACTAAATCACCTTTTTCAATATCAACTTGTATTTTACTACATCTTTGGGGAGAAATGCGGTATACTTGAGGCATTTCTTCCTATATTCAGGCCAACGAATGGTGTCGGTAATCTTCTTAGACCACATTGGAAAGAACCCAAGTATCTCATTAAGTATACACAAGGTTTCAATTTGTGTCTCTTTTCTTAAAGTCTTCGTCAATAGAATCGGATAATCACCATCAGTCATCAACACTTCGTTTGGATTAAGTTTACAATCTTCAAAAATAAGTTTACAATCATTTTCAAAAGTATAAGATAATGACTGAATTACCTTTTGCCTTTTTCTGTAATTGATATCTGCTTCTTCCATCAACAAGTTACCGACCCAAGACTTTTCATCTTCAACAAAATTGGCAACAACAAAATTAATTAAATCATCTTTGTTGGTACACTTACGAGACAATTTGTAAAAATGATATTTGTCTTTTCTGTTCTCAAAAGCAGTTACACTAACATTGGTCTTACCATTGTATTTGAAAAAATCATAAGAATCGGATGTGAAGTGTAGTTTGAGTGCCTGATATATTTCAAATGTTTCATAACCAGTCATATCGGCAATCTGGAACCTTTCTCTTTGAGCATGTTATTATCCATAGCATTCATTTCAATTTTAGATTTCAAATTGGAGTTAATTAGTGTTGCAGCTACTTCTATTTCCAATCCAGTAGTCTTACAATGCTCAACTATGGCTTCAATATAATTGTAATCTGTCCTCGAAACTAACTCCTCAATCGACTTGGCAAATTTTGCCATCTCATCTTTAGTTGGCATCATTTCCTTTTGGACATTTGGCATCCCAGCATTTTTGATTCTTCATTTTTTCAAAACTTAAACCACATACTGAACAATTATCAGAAACGGATTGTAAAGTCACAGGACCTTTCATCAATTCATTTACTGTCCATTGCATTGCAACCGATGGTGCAACACCTTGCCATGATTGTGTAACACTACCACTAGGTGATTCGTAACCATCTTCATAGATTGATTCTGGTTGTTTTTCTTTTGCGAACGGCCACTCAACATCATCTCGCAATGTTTGTGTCCATGGATGAGTAGGTGTTTCGGTTTCTTCTGACCATTCTTCACAATCATCTTCATTTACAAAGTCTAATGTGCCTGATGGATAGAATCCACATCCACGAATAAACATTTCAAATTGTTGCAAAACACTATCAAGTGTGTCAGCATTAAATTCGACCGTAGTCTCTGTGTTATGACCAGAGATATTGTCTATTTGTTTAAAAATATATTTCATTTTACAACCGTTTCATAAAGAGTTTCAAATTGGTCTTGAACAGCAACTTCTTCATCATAGTTCTGTTTGAAATAGACCTTCACCATTTTAGCAACTACTTTTTTCGGTAGTTGCAATTGTTTACTGATATCAGTAACCGCTTCCCTAATAAATTCTTTCTCGCCTTGAGCCCGAGCCATTGCATCGGAACAATCACGAATTACCTTTAACAACTTTTCACGGTCGGCAGGATTTGAAATTTGATTTACACTCACTTGCTGAATAGCCATAACAACTTACTCCTTATTTTTTAACTAACGATGATAAACCCGTATTATGAGATTGTGCTGATGATGCAAATGCAACGCAAATGATATCATCACTCTTTGCATACGAACATCTTACTGACAAAGGATCAATCCCTTTTGTGATTGCAGTATTGATGTTTTCTGCCATTAACTTTCTGTCATTCACTCCATAATAACCGAGTCCTGCAATGGCAGAAAGAAAAATTAGTGTTATACAGATAACAACTGTTGAATCTATCTTTGGTATTAAATCTGATACATTGATTGGTTTCATATGCCTTTCCTGTTGTAAAAAATGTGCCGACCGATTACTGCCGTGGTCTGCATGTTCTTCCATCCAGGTTTTACATAATCAGCATGATAAAACAATGCACCGTTGGATGGGTCTGTCATTCTCTCAGAATTAGCATACACATTCGTAGCTAATTCTCTAATGCTATTATACAACGAATTGTTACTGCTTGTCAAGCTTTTATTGGCAGAAATGTTATATTGCCTATCTTCACAATACCATGAAAATTGGCATACATTATTAATTTTTTGTTTCACAACACCACAAATATCATTTTCAAATATTCCGGATTTGACACGGTTTAAGGTAACAAATGCAACAGCAACTTGCCCTTCTTTTGGTTCATAGCCAGATTCAAAGTAAATGTTTTCTGCTAAACATTCTACTTGTTGTTTTGCTTGTGGTGATAAATTTTGAAAATTTGTTTTGAATGGCATACTGTAAGATATGCTCTGCGACATTCCAAAACTGAATGTTAGTATTGCCGTAATTAGGCTGATACTAATAAGATATCGTGCTTTCATTTTACTCCTTTTTGTTAAAAGGAGAGCTCCCGAGGAGAGAGCTCTCCTCGCCCATCAGGTGGTAGACTTTTTACTTGTAGTCTTTGTTTCTAGTGGGATGTTTGAAACAAAACCATTTAAGGTCTGAGCCTTTGCAATGATTTCTGCTTCGGATGGGAATAGTGGGAAACCTGGATGTTCAGGCAACTCACCTCCATTGATTTTAGCAATTTCTAGTTTGGCATGCCAACTATTGCTAATAATTTCACGCTTACCATAATAGTCATCGGTAAGCATGTCTTTCGCCATTTTTAGTAGTTCGAGGCGAATTTCGAACGGTGTCATATTTGACATAAAATACTCCTTTGTGTGTTTGTGTGTTACCAGCGATTTGTGTGAGTGCTGGTTACTTATTTAGTCATTCCAATGTCGTAAGACACCTGCAATAATGATTAAATTAGTAATGATGTATATTAACACAATTATTGAACGAACAACGGCAATTTTATCTGCTTCGTTGTCATCCGTTGATGCTTTCTCACCTAATGCTTTAGCCCAAAGTCTCCACAATTTAGTCCCATAGTGCTTCATAGTATTTACCAAACAAACGGAAACCATTTGTAATTCGTTTTTGGACTACTTGCATACCTTCATAATCTAATTTGTAGGTATTGTTTGGTCCGTCAATCCATTGATACATTGTTGCTTTACCATTTTCATCCCATTGACAAGCAACAGTCTTTTTATCAAGTTCACCAGAACTGAATTTGTCTTGCCATGAATCGTCAACTTTACATTCAAAAGCAAAAATCATTTCACCAAGAACATAATCCCATCTTGTAAAATGATTGCCGTCAGTATCATATTCGTTTTCTTTTGGTGGTGCTGATGTTGATTTCAATTCATCTGGCACATCTTCATCATCAACCAAAGGTGCGCCATGTTTAGTTTCATTCAATTGTTTCAACATTGGCAGAATGATATCTGCTAAGGTATGATCCATCGACCAAGTATCCCATCGGTCAATTTTTACATATCTAATTTCAGGATGAACAAAGTCAAGAAACTTTTGCCATGCACGACATAATGGTTCTAAGAAATTTACCCATTTGTCGTATTTGTGACCAGGAATATCTTCATGGTTATAAAACACATCTTCATCTTTTTCCCAAAAACAAATCACTTTGAGAATTGTGTAGGGAGACACCCAATGGTGTCGGTAATTACTTCTATAAACTTTCACTCTGTTTCCCTATATGATTTAAATTTATCGTCATTTCGCCTATCGGAAATTCTTTTCCTAGAAATTGAATTTCCCATCCATCTATAATTGGTACACAAGGTGCACCGACAACTTCTTTTTGATTTTTTTCTTTTGAAATTTGCCATAGTATTCTTGGTGGTTTTATTGAGGTCCACCAACTCAATCAATTACTTCTTAGCTTCTGGTTTCTTGTCTGCTTTAGCATCAGTCTTTGGTGCTTCAGCTTTCTTTTCAACTTTAGCTGCTTCAGCCTTCTTTTCTTCTTTCTTTGCAGGCTCGGCTGCAAATGCGGTTACTGCGAAAAGTGCTGCGATTGTAGTAATAATTGCTTTCATAATTTTTCCTTTTAAATAAAAAAGATACTGCTATTATTAGATTCGTCACTTTCGCTACAGCCCAAGGACACCTATGGGTATCGGGTTCTGTCACCAAGTAAAGACTAACTAATTCGTGGATGGTTATTCTGTTACGAGGAAACCATCCGAAACCCTAAGCAGTGTTTAGGCTGCTAATGCAAATCTTTCATCGTTTGCGTTTAGATGTTTTGCTTGATTAACGGTCATCGCCTACCGTGTCGCCGTCTCTGCTATCTACCGCTGTCGAATCCAGGTCACCCCCATCAAAAAAACTTTTTATAAGGCAGAACATATAGTTTACAAAAACTGCTATGCCCCAAAGATAAACCCAATGCCAATTTTCAAACATAAAAGTCCTTTTGGTGGAGGTGGGGAGAATCGAACTCCCGTCCAACAGTCCTTCACTTTGAAGGGATTACGACAATTTCTTCCAATAACTATCTATAAACTTATTTAACTCTGGTATATACTTTGTTTTGTTTCTCACAAATATCTGTGGGAAATCTTCAACTACTGCTATAGCAACGACCAACTGGTCAATCGGTTGACCTGTTCTTTCTTCAAACATATTCGCATATGCGGTACATTGCATAAAGTAATTCAAAATATAATTTTCATCTTTTGACTTCGATGCAGTTTTAAAATCAATTACAGATAACTTTCCATCCCATTCTGCAATACAATCTACTCTGCCTGCCATTCTCAATTCATCAGAATATAAAGCCTGTTCCAAAGAATAGATGTTGCCAATATTCTTATCAAGATGTGGTTTCAAAGCAAAAAACAATTCTTTCGTATCAGGCATCATTGTTTGTATTTTCATATCACTCATTTCATTGAGTAAATATTTTTCACAAACGGTGTGTAATTTAGTACCACGACCAGATGCTGTCCTAGAAATCTTATTTGCTACTTCGGCACCAACTCTATCTCGCCATTCAAAAATAGCTTTCTTATTATACTCCGACAATACAGTAGTTACCGAAGGATAAATCTTACCCTCTGGTGTTGTATATTGTCTTCCGTTATCTGTTGTAACGGCTGTCAAATCAAAATTTAATGATTCAAGTTTTACATGATTAAACTGCATCAAGAACTTTTCGTTATTTTGTCGGCATATTTTTTTACAATCTGCCTTGTTTTCGCTTCTTTTGCTGACCTGCGGCCATGTTTATCTGCAACAGGACTGTTTGGATGTTTCTCAGCAACTTTAGAAAGTACCTCTTTAAAACCATCAGGCATTTTGTTTGTTGTAGAAACACCAGACACAAGCATTGGTGCAGATACTACTGGTTGAATATGAGGATTGTTTAGGAGAAATTCTTCTCTCTCTGCAATCTTCATAATCGTTTCAAAAACTTCATTAGTCTTTGTATCTAAAAATTCATATGTTGGCATTATACCATCCTGGTGTGCTTCGCTTTTTCCATGACGCTAAATGCGTCTTGTTGTTTATATAGTAGTTGCGATAGGACTTGATGGAATCGCCTGCAATTTTCACTTCATCTGGCATTGCAGGAGTAGGCTGTGTAAAGTCACTATTAGCAATACCATTAGGAACATTTTTAAGTAATGCATAACAAAGTCCATCTCTTTCTACTTTGTGAATTTTGCCATAACGATAGGTATATTCTTCACACAATGCAAGCAACATATTTGCTAGCCAAATATAATTCTCCGAAGATTGTCTGACCCAAACGGCACTAGGATGATGAACATGAGTAGCGGAATAGAATATACCATCAAGCAAAGTGTTAGACAAAGTATATGTCGTTTTCTTTCGTCCAGATGGAGAAAGACCAGTACCAATAGTGCCATCAATAACACGATGAGCAGTAGACAATAGTTGAGCATATTCAAGGATCATCTTTACGCAATGTTTATCATTGTGCATTTCGGCACATTTTTTTACATCATGGTCTAGGTAAAAAATATTCATGGTAGTTCACGGTCAGTCATCATCTTTTTTTTCTTCATACCGCCTTTGTGTTTCTTTTTAACTTCTTCAATCAGTTCTTCAGTTTCATCTTCTGAAACAGCTTGCCACAGATTATCGAATTCATTTCGCAATTCATTATGAATACTGTTCATAGAACCTTCAACATACCAAAGAGCACTACGGATATCTTCCACATCACTTTCTTCAGTACCATTAGCTAATACACTAAACAAAGACCGCAGTTCTTCAAGGCGGATAATTTGTGTTTCTAAATTATTCAATTCTGTCCAGTATTTCATCACCATTCCCCACTATCTATCCATATTCTAACAGTTAAAAACAAGAATGTCAAGCTGTAAGTGTGTTCTGCCGAACCCCATTCGGTATTTGTTTCATTTCTAAACCAAGGCAATATTTTCCAATGCAAAGGATTGAGTTGGAAAATAATACACCCACCACTATATCTTAGGTAGTTTTTCATGCTGACAACCAATATTCATTTTCTTTGTAGAGGATAGATTCACTTCCATCATATTCTTCAATACGAAATTGAGTACCGATAGGCATCCATTGAATGGTCAAATCTTCAACACCACCAAAATAACCATCAGGCAAAATTTCAGAAGCTCGTTTCTCAATTTGTTGATGAATAGAATTCAGCATATCGAGGTCTTCGAATCGATTTGCTTCTTTTTGTTTCACCAAATCAACTAGAATTGGATCGAAAATGAGTCTAAGTGCTTCATCTTCGTCTTCAAATCGTGATTCATTCCAAGTATACCAACCTGCACCATATCCAGGCGAATACAAAACTGCAACTTGACCATTCTCAATTACTTTACTCATCGCATTATCACCTTACTATAAACAATGTTAGATTTATTTTTCTTCTTATACTCTTTAGTTAATGGTTTACATTCTGCAACCATCTTTGAATTGGCTTGTTGAAAAGCTCTTTCATATAAAGAAATATTTTCTTCACAATCTATTTGTGATTCATATTTTGAATGAACCATAAAGTTTGTTTGTGAGTTAATCCAAAAAACTAAAACCCATTCCATATTTACTCTTTTTCGTTAGAAAAAATACTCGACCAAGTTCTCAACTTTTTCAATTTCATCCCAGCAGCCGCTTCAACATTTGATTCGTTTACTATTTTTTGATCCATTAAAAGACCAATCATGCAAACTAAATCACCCAATTCTTCTTCAAGCCTTTGTCTGTTATTCCTATCTTCGTTTGGGTGTTTTGCATCCATACCGAATCGAAATATTTTACTAATTGCTTGAGTTACTTCGGCACACTCTTCTTGTGCAATAAGCAAAATTTCTTTTTCTTTTTGATTCATTTATTTTTCTTTGTTTTAAATTCTTTGTTGACATAGTAATCAACCATGTCTCTTTGGATTTGAGTAATCAAATCTGTGGGCAATCCATCAATCGCAAAACGAACAGGACAATAGCCCCAAGTTTTGTTTTTAATGAAATCAGCATAATACTTTCGATGTTCAACATTGCAAACATCAAAAGCAACAAGCGGTCTTACATTTAACTGCAATACACTCATTTAGAATCCTTTGAAATGCTAAGGGACACAATAATCTAGGCGCTTCTCAGCGAGCAATAGTGCTGTTGTTTAAGAATGAGCGGACTCTGCCTATATGAGACTGACTGCACGATCCATTTTTAAGATTCATAGAATCCGGCATCTGACTGACTGCTCGCATAGAGTCTCGCAACTCTCCCATTAGCAAATATATTAGGCAGTAACTTCAGTTACTTCCATTTCTTCTGCAACGGTCTCGGTCTTAGCCGACTCTGTTGCACCCAAGTCTTTCAACTTGGTAACTTGACCAGCAGCATTACCGCCTGTCTGTTTCATATACTCTTTAACCTTAGAGACTGCAATAAGGTCATTAGGGTTAAGCAACTGATAACCAGCAACTTTGCGACCATCTTTAACGACTTTGATAGTGCCGTTCATCTTAGTTTTAATCGCCCACATGTAAGTAGACAATTTATACATTTGAATTTGGTCACCCAAGAGGGACTCAATTTCATCTTTGGTCACAACTTTACCAGACAACATCACGGTCACAAGTTTTTGTGTGTGATTCAATCGCACCGTTTTGACTTTAGGGGTCTTAGGTGTCTTTACTGCTTTCGCAACTTTAGCTTTTGCCATTTGTTTCTCCATAATCAATTTAAGAACTACTAGTATAACACAATAAGGCGAGTTTGTCAAGCGGTATCGCCATGATTACCGGGTATTTGCGGTAGGGGTCACCGTTCACACCAATTCATCCTCATAACAGAAAGAATGAAAACCTTCCCAAGTGCCATCAAAAATCACTTCAGTAGGATTCTTTACAACCACTTTATCTTCATAAACATGGTATTCGTAATCTTGCCAGCAATCGGTATCAGTTACGGGATGAATATAAAACCCACCCACACTATTTTTAAAATGTGCAATCATTTGAGCAGCCAAGCAACCCATACCATTTGCAAATTTACCAGGAACATCTTGTCCTGAACCGATACCATTAATCACTTTGAATGGCATCAAAAATTCTGCCAATTCTTGTCCGTGACCAGATGGATAACCATCAAACTGGCGGTACATATTAATGACGGCTTTATCACCATCATACACAAAAGTCAAACAACGAGTTCCCATATTTTACTCCGAATAAACTAAAGACGAGCTACTTTCATATCGTGAAGTTTCTTCATTCCATGATTGTGGTTTTCCACACATGAAATACATCACATCACGACCTTGAATATCTTCCTCGATATTCAAAAATTCAACATCATCGGTTGAATGCCAATCCGAACAATGTTCACAATAAACTTTAAAAAATCTTTTCATTAGCCAAACATAAAAATTAAAAATGCAACAATCAAAAATAGATTGAAGAATTGTATAATCATTGGATTAAACAACCAAGGAAACTTAGATAAAAATTCCATTAATTTAAAATGCATATCACCTCTCTAAAATTACATAATCACCAAAATACTTGTCGAATGTTGCGACAAGGTTTTCATAATCACCACTTTGCATTTCTTCTATGATTTTATTACCATCAAGGTCAAGTTGACGAGCAAATTTCTTTGCATAGCCCATCAAACAAAATGCATTACCTTGAGGTCCAGTCAAATCAATAACCATACTTTCCGCAATTTGTTTAGCACGAATCATTCTAATGTCATCTCCTCAATTTCAACAAATTCATCTTTAATATCATCAGGTATTTGTTTCGAACAATATTCATAAAATTCTTCGGCATCTTTTCTGTAAAGAAAAGCTTTTAGGTTAACATAACCGTTTTCAGGTCCGAAAGATTTTACAATAAAAATTTGTTCTGGTCGACCAATTAAAAGTTCGGTGCCAAATAACTTCATTCTATCAACTTCACTTAATTCATAGGTTTCCATATCAAGCAGCTTTCAACATAATTGTAGGATACTTCACAAAACCAGAGGTATCTTTTTTCGCTTTACCTTTGGCATACAAACCAACAACAACACCTCTTGGGTCGAGGAATCGCAAATCGGATTCATCACCGTTAATCACTTTACGACCATTGTAGGTTTCAGGTAACGGTTGTGATTTTTTAACACCGAAAACAACAGCGACATTATAACCTTGTGAAATAGCAGACCATACATCCGCATCATTTCCGTCAGCGGCAGAAAATGTCAAATCATAATTATCAATCGCAACAACTTTACGACCAAGAATTTTAGTGTAATCGTAAAACTGGAATTCAGAAAATGCTTCGAAAATATTTTTGTAAACAACACCGTTACGAATCACTTCGTATTTTTCCCACGACAAATCGGAAGTACCGTTCAAACGGAAAACAGGAATCAAATCTTTTTTGATTGATTGTTTAATTGCCAATTCAATATCTTTAACAAGCATTGCCATGAATTCAGCACGGTTCTCAAAAAACATTTTGGTTTTGCGAATTCGAGCTTGTTGAATAACATTGGTAGTTTCACCCTTTTTGAACATACCGCCACGACCTGCAAGGTTCAAACAAGCATCGGTACAACCTTTGGTTCGTTTTGGGCAAACCTCATGTCCAGACAAATTTGCAGGTGCAAGGTGTAGAATGTAGGTCATATAACCTTGAGACATTCCCTTGAGCACTTTAGGGTTTCCAACGGTCAACAAATTCATAATATATCGCCTTTTTTCAGTCTATGTTGTAAGTATAACACACTATTGGCAAATTGTCAAGCACTATTTGGTAAGTGGGCACTAACATTGTTGTAAAAAAGCAACAGTCTTACCTACGCATTTTTGCCTGATCCTGCGCCTCTTCCTGAGAGAAAATTGGCACAGCATTCGATTTGTGCAAAGTACCGATACCAAGTAATTTGTCACCTGTATATCTTTTACCTTGAATTGGTTTTGTTGCATTACCATGACCGGTATCTAAACTTGGATATCGAACAGTTTCACGGCGATACGGTTCTTGTGGTTTGCTAACAATCTTTACAACTTTCACTCCGTATTTTCCACCAAAATCAGTTTTTTGTGAATTGACGGAATCAAGCCATCGCTGATATTCAGCAATTTCTTGTTTTGTTTTTTTCTTCTTTTTTGATTTTTGATAGGTATAAATTAACATTGTTTCCGACTCAACTTATTTGCACCAAAGGCAACTAAGGTCAATCCTATCACAGCAGCAACGATTTGTAAGGCAAAGTCGGAATTACTACCTGGAACTTCCATACCACCTATTGCACCCATAGTAATAATCAAACCAAGGATAAATCGAATCATACCAACTCCATTTCATTTTTGACAATTTGACGGTCTTGAATAACATAAGAAATAAACGAAGCAAGCGCATCAGCTTTTTTCTCATTCAAGGTTTCTGCAAGCACTTGCAATTCATCCTTAGTCATAGCATTAATTTCACTTGCTACTTTGAGTATTGTAAAAGGATTAATTTTCATGCGGTCACCATAAAAGAATTGATAAATTTAGCACCAACATCAAAGGAAACATATTTGTCGCCTTGCATGCCTTGTTCGGAATACGATACATCGGAAGAATCGTAACCCATATCGGTCAAATAAGATTTGAGGGTTTCCAAAAACAATTTGTCGGTGTAAATCAATCCGTCAGAATTAACATCCCAATCTTCGGTATTGAAATAAACACGGAGTTCACCAAAATCGGATTCATCATTCAAATAGGAAATTCGCATTTGAGTAACAAAAACTTCTTTTGCAACGGATGACCAATAACCTAAACCATCCGTAGGGATATAAACTTGCAAATTTTTCATGCTACTTCCTTTTCAGTTTTTTCAAACAAACAAAATTTGGCAATATTCAATTGTTTGCGAATCGAATCATTGTCATAATTCATGGATAACATTTCTTGGCAATCACTTAGAATTCCAGCAACTACCATATCAATACCAGATAATTTTGCAGTTAAGGAATTTAGATATTCTTCACGGATATCTGCTTCGGTCATACCGTAGCAATTCTTCTCAAATTCAGTCATTTCAGTTCCTCTATCAATTTCTATGGTACCAGTATATCAAAAAAAGGCAACAATGTCAAGCACTTTTCGGACTATTTGGTTAGTGGGCACTAACTTGTTGCTTTTTTGCAACAGCGTCAATATGTTTGCATTTTCCACGAAAACCGTATCCCACGCAGGTGCAGGAATAGTCAGAATTTGACAATTCCACGGTATATTCTTTTTCTTTGGATTTTACTTTGAAGACACGAACACCAGATTCTGGTTTTTCGGATTTGATTAGTTTTGCCAAACCAGGATGATTTGACTTGACAAAGGTTCGATACCGTTTGTCTAATTTGATATTTCCAGATTTTGATATCATTATCTTATCCCCACCGTTTACAGCATGGGCGATAATCTTGCCTTTATTGTCAAGCAAGTAAGTATGGTTTGCCTGGAAATCACAATCCCATACTGTCGTTTCTTTAAGAATTTCACTCATGCCCATATAGTATCACACTATGGCATGGATGTCAAGCACTAGTCCCTAGACTGTTGCTTTTTTACAACAATAAGTTAGTGGTCACTAACCTTTGAGCAATACTTGAGTATTTTCAGTTGCCATCTCTTCCTCGAATTCCGACAACCGTAATTTGTTCAATTGTTTTTCTAATTCGGATTTTTCACCTTTTGCAGTTTTGATTTTCTCTTCCAAATCTGCAATTTGTTTTTTCAATAGGTCTTTATATGACATAGTCCTTCTCCTGTTGGCGCAATAATCTCCACATACTCTTATCACGCTTTTGATGTTGCTTTTCTTTAACTGGCTCTTCTTCGTGTCTTTTTTTCGACTTTACTTTGATTTTCTGCCGATGATTGTTTGTGAACATTTTGGTAAAACTTCTTATCCTTTCTTTAGGTATAGTTCAAAAAATTATCTGCTACTCCAAATTCAATAAGTTCAGTAGGTGTCATCCACACATCTGTTGGTGGTAACAACTTTGCTCTTATTGTCTTCAAATCTAAGTCTGTTGCTTCTTTGAGAATATTTGCCATTCTCTTATTTGTCGATTCCATTTCCTTAGTGTATGCTTTAAGGTCATGGTGTTTACCTTCTGTCGCACAAGAATATTGGTGACACATAATGCTAGTGTTTCGTCCAATAAATCTCTCACCTCTTGTTCCAGAAGCAAAAATTAAAAACGCAGCCGAAATCACAGAACCAACACCTATTGTGCGAATCGGTAGTTTTGAGTTTTTCATAATATCAATCAAACCAAAAGCGCTAGATAAATCACCACCATTTGAATTAATCATTAGTGTAAGGACTTTATCTGGTTCTTGTTTGAAATTTTCATAGATGATCCAACGAATTGTTTCTGAAACATTTTCGTCTTCTATCTCACCACTTAAATAATGAAAATGACTTTCAAGTAACGCAAGGTTAATCTTTTCCGAGGCGACCATTGCCTCATCGTTATCTTTTTTATCCGTTTTGGTTGCCATTCTTGTGCCAGTCATAAGCTGTTTTTAGAATATCTACTATATCATACTTTGGACTATATTGCAAGACTTTTTTGGCAATAGTGGTGTCGGCAACCAAACTATCGGCATCCCCACTTCTACGAGGATTGACGGTATAGTTAACCTTTTGACCTGTGATTGATTCTAATGCTGTAATCATTTCAAGGATAGAATGACCTCGACCTGTGCCGAGATTCATGGTGATTGACTTGTTGCCTTCTAGTAAATACTTAGCTGCGTTAATGTGTGCTTCTGCAACATCGGTTACATGAACATAATCTCTAATACAAGTTCCATCTGGTGTGTTATAATCATTACCATTCAACTGAAAGTTATTTAGATTTTCAATTAACCGAGGAATTAAATGTGTCTCTGGTTCGTGTGCTTCACCAAACTCACCATCAGGGTCTGCACCAGTCAAATTGAAATATCGAAAAATGACATAGTTCAAACCAGACGCTTCGATTGCCTGTTCTGCACACAACTTAGAATTGCCATATGGAGAATTATTGAATTTCTCATCAGTTTCCAATATTGGAGTATTTTTTGCTTTGTATACCGCAGCAGTAGAAGAGAACACAAGATTCTTCACACCGTGCTTAGACATAACATTAATAAGATTGCAAGTGCCGCCAGTATTGACAGAATAGAATTCAGTTGGTTCTTGGAATGAAATGCCTGCCTCGATTCTAGCAGCCAAATGAATGACTACATCAAATTTAATTCTACCAAATAGGTCGTGCAATGCATCTTGGTCTCTGATATCTGCATAATGCATCATATCAAAGTATGGATTAAGTGTATGCCTCTTATGACCTAGACCAACAACTTTCCAACCAGCCTTCTTTAATGTTTTTGCTAGATGACTACCTAAGTAGCCTGCGCCGCCAGTTATTAATGCTGTTTTATTTTCCATAATATCTCAATTGTATAAATAGTTGTGGGTCGCCAGATTGCAGTCTGCACCCACTCTAACATGAAAGAACCATATCAGCTATGAATATTTATTCTCCCACTCCAGATGACGAATTTCTTATAGATTTAAGAGATTTTGTCTCAAAAATACCAAAAGAAGACTTAGTTTCCGATCCAAACATTAGAGGTGGTTGGGATTGGACAGGTAAAACTCATAGTGAAGAAACAAAAAAACTCCTTAGTGAACAACGAACTGGTGAAAATAATCATTTCTTTGGTAAGAAACTTCCATTCTTTAAAAGTCAATTAGGCAGACCTTTGTCAGAGAAACATAAAAAATCAATAAGTCTAACAAAAACTGGTGTACCAAGATCCGAAGAAACTAAAAGAAAAATTAGTGAATCAATGAAAAAAAGAAATTTTAGTAAATAATACTAATTCCTGGTCCAACAGTTGTTAAGTGCTGTTTTAGTTTCCATGGAAATTCACCATTATATTTCACTTTCTGTAAATCATTACCTTTTGTAAAAAACTCTTCTGTTACTGAATTAGCATTTCCATCTAATCGATATGCAACAGTATTTTCGTTTGTGCAATCATACTTAGTAAAGTTTTCTTTTAATGCATGAAAGAATTGTCTATCTGCGCCCCATTGGCCGTACCAAGCATGACCAATCCGAACAGCAACATCACGGCGTATGGCAAAACATGATGTATCAATGTGGTGTACCTGAGGATTAAAATATACAGGCCATTTACCAAGCGATTCGCAATTGTCTTCACAGAGAAATTTTCCATTTTTATCATGTATGTTCCTTAACGAATAAACCCAATCATTACCTTCACTCAACTTATCAACCATATTCTGAATATGATTTGGTTCAAACCAATTGTCTTCATCAAGGTAACAAATAACATCAGCGTTAACTAAGAACGAACAAGCCGCATATACTCGGTGTCCATACCAACCTTTGCCGATGTTATCTTCTAAAATAACAAATTTTGTTTTCGTAGCACCTACTGCCATATCGAATACTGATGTTCGATAATCATAACCATCGATAAAAATATAATGTGTTAAATCTTTATAGGTTTGATTATCTACTGACCTAAGACAATCCATTAAATCATATTTACCAATAGATGGCGTAACTACTGCAACTTTCATTTTGCTTTACCAAGCATATTCTTATCGTTGTATGCTTCTCTAATCAATTTAGGGGTAAGAAAAGGAACTTTCAAATCTTTCTTAATGCATCGAACCAATAATTCTGCTTCATCTTTGTGTAAAGAGACTAAGATAATCTCTAACAGATTTGATAGCTTCTTTGGTTCAACATTAGTTCGTTTTGGATGATTCTTAACAAACCGATATAGTTTGTTCATCTCCATATCCAAGTAGGTGTAATTTAAACCAGCGGGAGATATATCTGGTTTATAGTTTGGTATTTCAACATCAAATTCAATGGCAGGATTAAAAGCTGCTTCTAAGAATTCACGAAAACTTTTATGGTCGTTTTCTCTTAGGACTTTAATCTTACCTGCTTTATCTTCTGCTTTTTGGAAGTCTTCAAAGACTTCGGAATATAATTTTTCTGCACTCATTAGAATTCATCAATCACTTCAAGTAGGTTTTTGAGACGGTTCGCAATCATATAATTCATAAACTCTTGCTTTGTTTTACCTTTTGCGTTCTCATAGGTATCTAGTATCGCAACTTTAAGAGATTCGGGTATTTTTGTCAAATCAATTAAGGTTTCATTCCTAGAATAGTTTCGTAACATATCTTCGTTACAAAAATCTTTTGGTTCTTGGTTCATCCAACCAATAATTTTTGCCTCTGTTATCGGTTTCTGCCTAGTCGCAGTAACAAAGCAATCATCAGCACTAAGAATATTAGGGATCCCATCGCCTTTATCTCCTCGAATAATAAGTTGTTTTAATTGTGCAAGTGGAAAAGGTTCTTTGATTTGTTTTTTAAGAATGGGCGAATACTGTTCTACATTAGGGAATCTTTGCAGTTGTGCAAAGTCTTTATCTGAGGACAGAATCATAATCTTTTCTGTTGCAGAAAATTTAAGTGTCAAAGTAGCAATAATGTCATCTGCTTCGCAGGTATCAACATCAATCACTTTGTATGGCGAATGGTCTTTTAGTTCTTGTTTAATTTTACCAAGACATTCAAAGATGGTGTTCCAATCGTGACCAGAAGATTCTCTTGCTTTCTTTCTACCCGCTTTGTAATGCGGATAGATTTCTCGGCGCCAATATTTTTTATTGTCGCAAGCAATAACAATTTCGGGTCCGTGTGAAGCTTTATACTTCTTCACATAGGTACGAATGGTGTTTAAAATCATATGACGGACAAGGCTCTCATCAACTGCCGTTTTTGAAGAGCCAATCTGTTCCATCAAATTGGAGATTGCTACCTGGTTAAAGTCAAATATTATCATAGTGTAGCCATTCTACTACATTTCTTTGCTGAAATGCGGTAAACATGGTGTTATTTAAAAGGCCATTTCGGTAAACCGGTGTTCGGGTCATTTTCAAATTTGCCTTCCCATGGTTTGTAATATAAGTCATAAAGACCCTCAAGGATGGTCATAACATCATTTTCATTCATGGCATTATCACTATCAAGTCTATCTTCAAGTGGTAAAATATCCCAAGAATCATTTTCAACATCATACCAAGCATAAATGCAAACTTCTTCTTTTGGTCGGTGTTGAATCATTGAACCAAATGTAAATGAATAACTATCATGCTCTGGAAAGATAAATTCTTCTACTAGTGCATCTTTGTGAATGAAGATGGCATAAGATTCCATGTTGGTGTTCCCACCTTCTGTATACTTGTATTCACCATCAATTTCTTCTTCAAGGTCACCATAACCATCAAAGATAATTTTCACTTCAGGCAAATCAGAGATATCTCGGCCAATTTCTAAATCGTCAGGATCCCTCCAACTTGCTTTTAGCATTTCGATTAGAATATCTTCATATCGTTTATAATCATAATCCATCATCGTCTCCTTCTTCTTCAATTTTTTCACGACCTTGTTCTTTGGCATGAGTTTCGCATAGAACTTGATGCCAACCATCGGTATATCTTTCTCCTGGTGCCCCGCATGTTTCACAAGTTTTGTAACTCATACTTTCAGCAAAACAAATATAATTGTAATGCTCATCAGTTGCCGCTTGAACATAAAATCTCAAACCACCAAATTTCTCTTTCACTTGAACAGCAACTGGAACTTTCAGAGTCTCTTCATCAAGTTTTGCTTTTGCTTCATCAACTGCTTCTTGTGTTACTGTTTTTGTTCCGTAAAGAACATTACCAACACCAGTATCCATAAGATATTCATAACGACTTTTTGCGCTACGATACCGAGAAGTCAACATACCACAAAGAGTATCAATGATATTATACCAACCATCACCAGTGCAGATGCCCCAACACATAGCTGTAGTTTGCATATTGCCATGTCTATCTCTAAAAATTAGAGGATACTTTTCACATAATTGTTTATCTAGTTCTTCACGCATAATCAATCTCCACCCATTTAGTTTCTTCAGGAAGAATTTCTATCTTCCCACCATTCTTCTCTACTTTCTCAATCATATTATTGAGAACACTTCCACCATAACCATTAGTTCCATAAGAACCTTTGCGACAAGAGTAAACTGAACCACTGGATCCATCAAAGAAGAAATAATCCCCTGTTTCAGTAACTCTTGTAATACCGCTGTTTAGTTTCCAAGAATCTGATCCAAGATAACCACCATACCAACAAGCAAAAACTTTATGGATAGGTGGTAAATCTTTTCCAGTAATTCTGACAACTACCCATCTGTCTGGATTATAGTCACTCATACTTCAACCACTTTCAAATTAAAACTGTCTGCTCTTTCTTCATAATTGATATAACCTCTTGGATTACAAACAATACGGGTAGTGCCAAGCATATAATCAAAATCTTCATGGGTATGCCCATGAGTCCACAATTTGATTTGTGGGTGGTCCATGATAAAATCATCTAATGAAGAACTGTAAGCACCGTTCATTAGAGTATCATGCTTATAACGAGGATGAGTTGACAATTTGCTTGGTGCGTGGTGTCCCACAATAACAAACTTTTCGTCAAACTTACCTTCAATTATGGTACGAACATAACCAAGCATTTTCTTATGGTCTTCAACAGCATCAGAAGGACTAAGGTAAGCTTCTCTTTCATGGAATTTTGCTTTACCTTCTTCAAATGTTCTGTAACTAACTTTTCTCAAACTGTTTTTACAAATTTGAAAATCATTCATTCTACGACTAACATGGTTCATTGTCATTTCATTTTCACCATTCATATCAGTCCACAATGTTCCACCAATGAATGTTACATCATCAATCACTTTAGAATCTTTGTCGAGCAAATAAACATTACTCAACATATTAGATTCCAACATTGACTTTAATTTGTTTGCACTTGTGGCAAAATCGCCATGGTAGTGTTCATGGTTTCCCATAATGTAAACCACATGCGGAAATTGAAATGAGCATCGTTTGAAGAAATCGGTAATACGATTACTTCTCGCACCTTCAAAGAAATTATCAGGATCTGGTTTACCAATATCAGCAGCAACACAGATATCACCACCGAGTATCAACACATCGGCATTTTCTGTATTCTGCAAATTGATATCACCAAATTCTAGGTGAAGGTCACTACATACTGCAATTTTCATTTTATAATCCTAACTAATACTGTATCTGCATTGATTCGACCAGACAACGGTGATTGAACGGCACGAATATTATCAATTACATTACGGAGAAATACTTTTCCGCCATTGATAACTTCTGGAACAATCTGTTCTGGTTTTCTCAACTTTTTCTGTACCGATTTACTTTCAATATAATTCAAAACTGTGGAACCTTTGATTGACAATCCACCAATATCTTGTGCTTGATAGCATCCAAGTTTTCGTGTCTTTGAGTTATATACCCAAAGTGCCGAAGCACCGATGATTGATTTTGGATCGACTGATTTAATTTTCAATGTTGTATCTTCAATACAATACTTTAATTTACCAATCAACTGTTCAGCAGTCTTAACCTTTTTCTTGCGAGGTTTACGATTCTTTTTAGATTCATCTTCCAATGTCAAAGCATCATCAATCATTTTTGAGAGGAATGCCTCAAATCGTTTCAATTCAACTTTTTTGAAATTGGAATAACCTTCTACCAATTGTTCATCATTACCTTTGATTGCTTCAGAAACTTCTTCTCTAACTTTTTTATAGTGTTCAACAATCGATTTGGTATGAACTGATTTTGCTTTCAATTCAACCATCATGCCTTTAGGTGTTTTGCTAGATTCTTTACATCCATTCAAAACAAAGTCATCAACGAATCCTTCTAATTCACCAATAATGCGAGAAGCGGAATCTTTGATTCTTTCCTGAATTGACGGCATTACCGTTGCTGGTTTTGCGGAAGAATCAACAACAACTGGTTCTTTTTTCAGTTTGAGAATATCAATCTCATTCTGTAACCAATTTTTGTTTTCTTCTGGCAAAATGCCACCGTTGTTGACAATACGACAAATCCAACCAAAGGTACTGGTTTGATTTTTGATGTTTGCTTCGGGGATTTTTAATTTGAGTTTTTTGTTGAGGTAATCACTTGCCCATTTTAAAGAATCTTTGGCATCCTTGTTTTGTGAATACCAGTTTAGTGCAATCATTAATTGCAAACGAGACAATTCACCAGAAACCTTAGGTTCTGTTCCTGAAAACAATGAATTAGCGTCAAGCACTCTAGCCATGTTATAAAATCCTCATCATATAAATGTTATGTATCCAATTTGAATTAGAATATCAGTATATCACAAATCAAAGTGCCTGTCAAGCTCAAAAAGAGGTAAGTGTTGTTTTTTTACAACACTTACCGATACTACTTTGCTAGAGGGTTATCTAGCGCTTTCTGTATTTTACTATCAATTTCTTTTCTTAATTGGCGAACATCATTCTCCGATTCCCTTTGTGCCTGTTTTGATGTTCTTTCAACACCTTCAACAACACCTTCCAATCGGCGTAAGTCTTGCTTCAAATCATTCTTAATGTCTCTGGTATAGTCAGTAGTTTTTTGACTATTCTCTTCAATTACTGCCAATCTCTTATCAAAAGCGGATAAATCTGGTGCAACATACTTTTGAATTTTTACCTTCATGTCCATATAATCTTTATAAAACTCAAATGCGCCCCACATAGCACCACCAACTGTTGTTGCGATTGGTATTGCCATTGCTAAAAATGCGCTGTTTAGTTTTAGTTTGAATCCAGCGATGCTAAACTCATACGCTTCTTTCTTCTCTTCTGCCATGTCTTCCTTAGTTTGATAATGGATTATCCAATGCCTTTTTAATCTTCATATCAACTTCACTTCTCAACGCACGGATTTCTGCTTGTAACTCTTTTTGATTTTTCACCATATCACGATTTAAATCTCTAACAGTATCATCAGTATTTTTACGAATTTCTTTTATGTTTAAATCAACATCTCTTTTTATCTCTTTTACTGTGGCATCAGTATTTCTTTGGTCTGTTTTTGTAGACCTTTCAATATTTTCAACAACAGATTGAACACTACGAACATCTTGCTTCAAATCATTTTTGATAGAGTTGCTATATTCTGCCATCTTACTAGTATTGGCATCCAACACTTCCATCTTTTTATAAATTTCTGTCAAATCAGGTGTAACATACTCTGCAATTTTTTTCTTCATACTCATGTAATCTTTATAGACTTCAAATGTGCCATAAAGACCACCAAGTAGTGATGATGCTATTGTAAAAGCAACCATCAATTTTGCTGGGGTGAATTCATAACCACCGATACTGATAACAGTATCTTTACTAGCATATTTTTTTACTGCCTCTTCAGCCGCATCAATCTTTGCATCTACGCTTTTGATTTCCTCGCCCATGGTACTTCCCTTTTTGTTATAGAACGATTGGTAACCATAACCAAACTGCTTGACTCATCAACAAAGCACCTAATGCACCAACACCAATACTTGCCTTATATAATTTGTTGTTTACAGCTAAAATACTTGCAGTCAATAACACAATAGCAATTTGGAACAATGAACCTGCATATGTGTACCATGGACTACGAGATTTAGCAAC